CTCTTTTACAAGCCTGATCAACTGACGTCTAACTTTAATGAAGAATGTTTTATTTGTTGGTCTAAATCTAGGTTTAACTAAAGGCTGATTACGAAGTAAATTCGTTTCAGGAATTGGTCAATCTATATTCGACAACATATATCGCATACCTTCAATAAAAGGTAAAGAATAAGGTACATTCAAGCTGGGTTCTTCTTTAGCTAGTAACTCCTGAAACTTATTCATAGATACAAGAAGTAAATTCCTGTAACTAAGAAGAGCTTTAGGTAAAGGCTCAATAATTTGAGTCTTATCTACTGGTGCTAAGAGGTTTAACTGAGATTGAGATGCAACAAATCCTTTAACGGTGGCCAAGTTACGATATTGATCGAGTACTTTAGCAGATTTCTCTACTGAAGATACTCAATCTTTATGGTAATCCTCTCTCAATACTTCTTTGATTGGAACAATGAGTCAGTCCAACGCATAACTTAGCGTTCTCAACTTCATGTCGTAAGGTGATAATGGAATTCCAGACTGAGCAAAAAGCTCAGGTTTGAATCGATTTTCACCTGTATTAAGGAACCCAAAAGGTCCCATAATGACTCAAAGAAGAGAAGACAAGTTCTTCTTGGATGTCTTAGTTATATTATAACCAAGACTACCAATAAGTCTCTGCAGATCCGCATTGTCAACAATACCCCCTTTCAAGATATAATCTCTAAGGATACTAGGAAAATTGGCAAAGTTTTTAAGACTTTGAGCAATATTCTTTGCACCCACAGGAGTATAATTAACAGTACCGGAAACTAATTGTTTAGCGAATTCTGCCGTACCATTATTACTAATTAAAGATTTGGAAAGATTTATTTCTACTCCTAAGACTTTTGTCATAGTGTATAGATATAGATCTGCCACACTTTTATTAGCAATAACCACGTCATCACCCAATAAAGCGTAATCGTCAAATCAGGTTTTAAATCCGACTTGACGAGCGCAATACTGAATAATAATGTGATGGGTTAGAGAGAATACACCTCAACTAGACAGAGCCCCCATCGGTTGACCAACTGCATAACGGAGATAGAAACCATCTTCATATTTATCCGCCTCTTTAACTATAATATCGGATTTTGTCCCATATTTAGCCAAATTAGCAGTAGATATAAAGTAATCTCTATCAACCAATAATGTTTTCCAAGCTAAGGCAGTTTCTAGACCATAAAGTCATGAAACCACCTGAGTTTGAAGCAAT